CCGCCGAGACCCCCGCCGCCGCCGATGTAGGACTGGACCGCGCCGCCGCCCTTCTTCCCGCCGTGCGCCCGGACCGTCACGCTGGCCCCGGTGAAGAACGAGTCGCCGCCGTCGGTGCCGTCACCGGACCCGGCCACGTTGTCGACCGGGGTGCCGGCGACGCCGCGCAGCCCCACCGAGTAGGCATGGTTCGCGCCGGGGGTGAGGTCCAGGCTGGTCTCCCAGGCGATCTCACCGCCGCCCGCTCCCCCGCCCGCGTTCTGGCGGCCCGTGGTCGACCCGCCGCCACCGCCGGCCGCGCCGCACACCACCGTGGCCTGCACCGCGTACGCCAGGTAGGCGTCGTCCACGTAATGCAGCTCACCGCTGGCCGGGCTCGCGACCTGGACGGTCAGCCGGGCGAACGCCGCGCTGGCCGGGGCTGTGACCCGCCCGTTGATCTGCGTCCACGCCGAGGTCGAGTCGGTGACCGGGGACAGCGCGACGATGCCGAGGCTGCCCGAGGCGGCGTTGAAGAACTGCGCGCCGACCGTCACGCTGCGGGCGGTCGCGCCGGCCCGGACCCAGGCGCGGACCGCGATCCGGTCGCCCGCCGCGCAGGGCACGCCCTGTACGGGCACGTTCGCCGCGGTCGTCGACGCGGCGATCATCGTCGCCGCGGACGCGGCCTGCATCCGCAGCGAGAACGCACCCGAGTGGGTCTGGGTCGAGGACGCCGTCAGGGTCGCGTTGGTCGCCAGCCCGTCGCCGCCGGTCCACTGCCCGACCGTGCCGGTGTCGAAGTTCATGGAGTCCCCGGACAGCCAGTTCGGGTTCTCCGGCGGTGCCACGTACTGGTTGGTCGTGCCCGGCGTGCCCGGCAGCTGGAATGTCTGGGTGGTGGCCTGCTGCTCGACATACCCGAGCTGGCAGTGCACCGACAACGGCGCCGGGGCGGTCCCGAGCACGTCGTAGAGGACGTACGACCCGCCGCGGATCGACGCGGGCCGCTTCGGGCTGGTCAGGTAGGTCGCGCGGAGCCCCGACAGGTACCCGGTGGCGTCGAGCTCCAGCCGGTTCAGCCAGGTGTGCACCTGGTTCCACGCCGTGATCGAATAGGAGACCACGTTGTTGTAGGCGAACACCCGGCCCTGCGGGATCGTCAGCGACACCTGGTTCCACACCGGCCAGTTCGGGTCGGCGCTCGCGTTCATCGGCACGCGGGCCTGGAACGAGATGGTCCGGGCCAGGTTGTCGGTCAGGGTCATGGTGACGGTGACCGGGGTGTTCCGCTTCCAGTACCGGAACCGGCCCGCATCGGACCCGACGCCCAGCCAGAACGTCAGCTTCCCGTAGCTGGTGAGGTCGACCGCGGCGGGCAGGGTGCGGGTGTACAGCAGCGGGCTGTTAGAGTCGGTCAGCTCGTGCCGCCACCGCGCCGAGTTCGTGAACAGCGCCGCGACCGGCGACTGGGACCACCAGGCCGCCTGCGTCGTGGTGGACACGGCGGAGTAGTCGTCGACGGTCAGCGGGGTGACCGGCGCGGTCTGCCCGGCCACCGGGCTGTCGAAGTTGAGCTGGGTCAGCGCGTCGCTGCGGCCGTACGGCAGCGCGTCGAACGTGATGACCAGCTCGGAGACGAGCTGCATGTTCATCAGCACGTCGTGGACAACCGTGGACGCCTTGGCGCGGAAGCAGTCCCAGACCAGGTTGAGCTGGCCGTTCTGCCCGTTCGGCGCCCACACCAGCGTGAACTGGTCGGCGCTGATCGCCGCCAGCAGGACCTCGCGGGCGGCGGCGAGGGTGAACCGGTCGGCGATCAGGTTCCCGGTGGTGGGCACCTGGATGACGACCGGGAGGGTGATGGTCCTGTTGTCGGCCCGCCACCCCACGGGGCGCGAGCCATCACCCATCAAGCTGACCAGGAGGTCGATGACGGGCTGGGGGTCGCCCAGGTCGTAGCCTTTCCCGACCCGGAACAGCGCCCCGGCGCACTGCGGCAGGGTTGATGCGACGCCGCCGCCGAGCAGCTCGATCACGGAGGCGAGCACGAGGCTGTCAGCCATGACGGGGGCTCCAAAGGTCAGGACCGCGGGCGGCGGCGCGGACGCGACCGCCAGGGCGGCTGTCGGGTGGGCCTGGCCGGTCTGCGCGACCGGGCCGGTCACGCTGCCTGCGGCGCCAGCCGCGGGCGGGAGGACGCCGGTGCCGGGCGCGGGGCTGGGTGCGGCGCCGGCGGCGCTGGCGAGGCCGGCCAGGGCGACGACGGCTGGGACAGTGGCTGCGGCGGGTGCGGGTGCGGCGCCGGCGGCGAGGGCCGGCCCGGCCTGGACGGTGAGGGCGGCGCCGGGCTGCGGCGCGGCGGCGGCGGCCTGGGCGGCTCCGGCCGGGGCGACCCAGGATGATGAGGTGCCGATGGCCGGGGCCGCTGCGGCCGCCGCCGAGCTGGCCGCGCCCGCCAGGGCGACAACCGCGACGCCGGGGCCGGGAGCGGCCCCGGCCGCGGCCGGAACGCCGGCGGGTGCGGTGGTCGCCGTGACCGCGGAGACGGCCGGGGCTGGCGCGGTGCCCGCCGCCGTGGCCAGGCCGGGCGTGGCGGTGGCGGCCTGGGGCGGGGCGAGCCTGCCGGGTGATGCGGCACCGGGGACAGCCCGGCCGGGTACGGCGTCGGTCAGCGTGATAGCCATCGCAGCCCCTCCCGCGCGGCTACCGCACCTGCTCGAAGGTCAGCGTCTTGACGGTGAAGCTGTTGGTCCCGGTGGTGCCCGCCTGGATCGACAGCACGAGCCGGGTCGCCGTGGTCGTGTTGATCACGCCGGGGCTGGTGACCGGCACGGTGGCGCCGGCGAAGGTCGGCGTCGAGGATGCGGTCATGCCGATCTGGATGTTGTTCATCCAGATGTAGCCCTGCATCGTGCCGCTCGCGCCGGCGGTGATGATCGCGTACTCGAGCTGCAGGTAGTAGTCGATCCCGGACTCGGCGGTGGTCGAGGCGGCGTGCGTGAACGGGATGACCTGCGTGTCCGCGGTGGTGCCGGCGGTCCCGGCCCGCAGGTTCAGCGTCCACGACGAGGCGGTGGTGACTGGGTTGGTCCACTTCGCCCAGATGTGGGCGCGGAACACCGACCCGGCCAGCAGCGTCGCCGCGGAGGCCGGCATGACCGCCATGACGGTCTCGGTGGTCGTGACCGCGGCGAGGTTGACCGCGGACACGGCCGGGTTGAGGGTCCCGGCGATGACCCGCCAGGCGGCCCCGTCGGAGACGATTTCGATGTACTGGCCGGGCGCGTACAGGAAAACGGCGAGGGCGCCGTCGATGGTCTCCGAGGCGTTCCCGTCGACCGTGACGATGTTGGCACCGGTGTCGGTTTTCTTCAGGGTCAGCAGCCGGCCGGTGGCCGTGGACGCGGCCGGGAGGGTGATCGTGAACGCGGCGGAGGTGGCGTCGCACAAGATCACCGAGTCGGCGGAGGTGGCGGTGTAGTTCGCGGACTTGGAGACGACCGCCTCGGCGAGCGAGGTGACGGTGACCGGGCCGGTGAACGTGGCCCCGGCGAGCGGCGCGTACGGGGCCAGGGACGGGATCTGCCCGAACGCGGCGGCGTCGGACGCCGCGGTGCCGTTGGCGAGGCCGGTGATCTTCTGGGAGCCGAGCGCGACCGCGGCGGTCGGCGCGGCGACCTGGTCCAGGCGGGGCATGGCGTGGACGTGCTTGGCGTCGGCGGCCATGCCCTGCGCGCCGGCGGCCTGCGTGCCGAGCGGCTGGATGTCCCCCGCCGTGGTGTCGAGGGTCAGGGCGTTGCCGGTGGCCTGCCAGTTCGCGCCGTCTGAGACGACGGTGACCGACTGCCACTGCTTGGCCAGCGTCCAGGTGGTGGCCCCGTCGATCGTCTGGGTGCTGTTCGGGTCGACGGTGACCGCGTTCGCGGAGGAATCGGTTTTCTTCACCGTGTAGGTGCGGCCGAGCGCGCCCACGGCGGTGGGCAGGTTGACGGTGAACGCGGCCGTGGTGGCGTTGCAGACGATCACGTTGTCCGCGGCGGTCGCGGTGTACGTGGCGGTCTTCGCGACCAGGCTGGAGATCAGGCCGGGCCAGCCCTGCGCGAGCTGGCCGAGCCCCCCGGCGGTGATCAGCAGCTCGAGGGTGAAGTTCGACCCGTGGTTGGCCGTGGTGCTGCCCTCGGCGCCCCTGGTGACCGTGGCGGTGGTCCCGGAGATGTTGGTGATCCACAGGACCTCGCCGGGCAGGGCCGGGTCGCAGCACCGGCAGAACGTCGGCGGGCTTGCCGCGCTGGACACCGCCGGGAAGCCGGACAGGCCGGTGACCGTCCACGACTCGGATGTGCCGCTGCTCGGCGTGGTCGTCCCGCCGGAGGTTACGACCGGGGCGGTGACCGCGGGGTTGGCGAACAGCTCGGCCGTGACCGACACTAGCGGGCTCCGATCCAGGCGGCGTGCGCCGCGAGCCGGGCCGGAGCCCTGCCCGCGGCGGCGATACCCGCAGCGGTCCGGTTCGGGCCGGCGTCGAGCAGGGAGGCGATCCGGTCCAGCTTCGCGCCGACCGGCCCCCAGCCGCCCGCAGGGCCCGTCTGCGCCTCGGGGGTGACCAGCTCCCGGCCCGCCTCGCCGAACCGGTACAGCGCGTTGCTGTACCGGCCGACGCCGGTCACCGGCTCGTTGAGCCACCCGCCGCGGGCGAAGCGCCGCGACCCGGCGGTGCCCAGGCTGGCGCCTACCGGGTCCGACGCCCAGGGTCCGTAGCCGGACTGGGCGAACAGGCTGATCGCGGCGCGGGTGTTGTTCGCGGCGTTGAGGAGGTTGCCGTACGCGCCGCCCTGGCTGATCCCGGAGGTGGGGGTGATCTGGTACAGGCCCCACCCGGTCAGGCCGGGCGGCTGGCCCTGCTGCACGGCGGACGGCCGGTCGCCGGATTCGGCGAACGCGATCCGGGCCATGTTCGTGGCGGCCCAGGCCGGCCCGCCGAGCGACTTCCACATGCCGGAGACCGCCCCGGCGGTCATGGTGCCGCCGGTGCCGGAACCGCCGGCGGCGGCGCCGAGCCCGCCGGGCGGGATGCCGGTCCACAGCAGCGGCAGGTAGTGCAGGTTTTGCAGGGTCGGGCCGAGGCCGCCGCCCTGGCTGATGACCTGCGACGCGGACCGCACGATCGCGACGTGGCCGGGGTCGGGGCCGCCGGGCGGCGAGTGGTACAGGGCCAGGCCGCCGGGCTGCGGCGGGCCCCGCTTGACCCACGCTCCCTGCGCCTCACTCGTCCGGGGTGCTTGAATTTTAAAGTGCTCGTAGATCGCCTGGACAAACCCGGAACAATCGGCCCCGCCAGGCACAGCAGTCCCACCCCAAACATAAGGGATTTTCCCGAGGAACCGCATGGCGTAGTCGGCGATGGCGTTGCCGGACGCGCCGCCGCCGTTCGCCATCAGCCACCCGACGACGTCCTTGACGAGGGTCTTGGGGATCTGGGTGAGGATCTGCCCGAGCACGGCGGTGGCCCCGCCGCCTTTGACGCCGAGCAGGTCCGAGAAGGCGTTGGTCAGCGCGGCCGAGTTGCCGGTGGCCAGCGCGGCGGTGATCTTCGCGATGTCGAGCACCTTGTGGATCAGCCCGCCGATCGTCCCCGGGTGGACGCCGGGCTGGCCGTGCGGCCCGACCGGCGGGTTCTGGCCGACCTTCCCCCCGGCGGCGAAGCCGGGCACCCCCCACGCCCGCAGGTCGGCGGCGTGCGCGCGGGTGGTGTCCTTATCCACCACGGCCTCGCCGCCCTCGGTGAGGATCAGGTGCCGGTCACCGCCGCCGAACCCGGGGATGCGCCCGCCCTCGGCGAGCCCGAACGGGTGGACGTTCTTGATCGGCTTCCCCAGCCCGATGTGGGAGGTGATCCAGTCGAACACGTTGATGATCCCGTTGAGGACCGTGTCGACCACCTTGACGACCGGGCCGCGGATCGCGGCGGTCAGGTTCCCCCACCAGCGGCCCACGGCGGTCACGGCGGAGCGGAACCAGCCGGGCAGGTCCTTGGTGAACAGGTTGGCCATCGGCGTGACCGTGTTCCGCCACACCGTGTTCCACCCGGAGGTGAACGCGCCCGCGACGTTGCGCCACCACAGCTTCGCCGCGCCCAGCGCGGAGCTGAACCAGCCGGGGATGGTCTTGGTGAAGAACGACCCGAACTTGGCGCCGAAGTCGCGCCACAGCCAGTTGTAGAAGTCCTTCCCGATCTGCTTCATCAGGCCCCAGGCGGCCCGCCAGTGGTCGCGGACGAACTCGGCGGCGAGCCGGATCAGGGTCAGGCCGGGGATCAGGGCCTGGCCCCAGCCGTGGGTCAGGAACTCCCAGGCGTCCTTCGCCGCGCCCTTCACCGCCGACCACACGGCGGACCAGTGCCGGACCAGCTCGGTCACGGCGATCACCAGGCCGGCGATCGCGACGACGATCAGGCCGATCGGGTTGGCGATCAGCTCGCCGTCGAGGATGGCCTGGGCGACCGCCCACAGCCGGATCCCGATGACCAGCAGCTTGACCCCGGCGACGACCGCGAGGATGGCGACGGCGATGCCGGACAGGACGCCGGGCGGGATCGCGGTGACGATCGCGTTCAGCGCGACGGCCAGGTCGGTGAGCGCCCGGGCGCTGATCCCGGCGATCACCCGGGCGAAGCCGGTGATCAGCGGCAGGATCACGGGCAGGAGGATCGCCAGGGTTTGCAGGGCGACGGTGGCGAGCTGGGTCAGCGACGGCGCCAGGGCGACGACGGCGGCGACCAGTGCCCCGCCGAGCTGGCGGGCGAGCTGGGTGATCAGCGGCAGCAGCGGGGGCAGGAACCGGGCGAGCAGGCCGAGCGCCCCGGTGACTAGCTGGGTGATCACGGGCAGGATCACGGCGATGGCCCGGCCGAGCTGCCCGGCGAGGATCGCGGCGAGCTGGCCGACGAACCCGATGATCGGCGGGAGTATCGGGGTCAGCCCGCGCAGCAGCGCGGAGATCAGCACGCCGAGCGGCCCGACGATCGACTCGATCGCGTTGCCGATGACGGCGAAAACCCCGGAGTTCTCCAGCACGGTGAACACGCCGGAGATGGCCGTGGCGAACCCGGCCAGGGCGGGGGCGATGGTGCGGAATAGGCCGGCTACCGCCTTGAACGCGGCGACCAGGTCGCCCAGGATCGCGCCCGCGAGGGACGCGAGGACCTTACCGAGGATGACCAGGAACGGCATCAGGGAGACGATGATCCCGGCGAACTGGGAGAACACCGGGGCCAGCGCGCGGGCGAAGATCCCGGCGAGCTGCCCGATGACCGGCAGCAGCGCGTCGACCACCCCGAACAGCGCGTTGAACAGCTTGACCGACGGGCCGATGGCCGGGGCGAGCTGAGTCAGCAGCCCGCCGAGGGCCCGGCCCAGGCCGCCCAGGAAGGAGAACAGGGAGGCGGCGACCGGGGTGGCGGCCTTGATGATGGTGATGAGCCCCGGCAAGATGCCGGTCAGCAGGCCGGTCAGCGCGTCGATCAGCGGCTTGACCAGCGGGGCGACGGCGCGGAACGCCTGGCCGAGCAGCGGCAGCACGGCCTTGGCCAGGTTCCCCAGCCCGTCGATGAACGGCTTGGCCAGCGTGGCGGCCCCGGCGAACATCTGCCGCAGCGGCCCGGTGAGCTGGCCGAGCAGCTTCGCGACCTGGGCGACCGGGCCGGCGAACAGCGGCGCGAGGGACTTGGAGAACGTCTCCCACGTGTCCTTGATCTTGGTCTCGGACGCGATGATGGACTGCAGCGCCGGGGAGAGCTGCCGGATCTGGGCGTTAACCTGGGCGAGCTTGGCCTGGGCGGCGGCGGCCTGGGCCGGGGTGGTGGCGTTCCGCGCGGCCGTCTGGGCCTGGGTGCGGGCCTGGACGAGCGGGGACACCTGGGACTGGACGGCGGAGAACCCGCCGGCGAGCGCCCCGGCGCCGAGCCCGGCCACGCCGGCTGCGCCGCCGATGCCGGCCAGGGCGGGCAGCGCGCCCAGCCCGAGCGCCCCGGCCCCGCCGATCAGCCCGGCCTTGCCCAGGACCTGAAGGCCGAGGATGTTCGGGCCGATCCCGGCGGCCAGGCTGGGGATGAACCCGCGGCCTCCGCCCTGCGCGCCGGCCCGGCCCAGGAACGACCCGCCGCCGCCGGCTCCCCCGCCGCCCGCGGTGGCACCGCGGAAGAACGCGGCGGCGGCCCCGGCGGTCAGCCGGGCGAACGACGAGGCGAACCCCCGGCCGGCCTGGGTGCCCGCGTCGGAGCCGGACCTGGCGGAGTCGGCGACGAACCGGCCCTGGAAGTCGCGCAGCTTGCCTTGCGCGTCGACGGTGAACCGGTCGCCGTAGGCGCGGCCCGCGCCGCCACCGGCCCCGGTGGCGGCCCGGATGCCGGCTGCGGCGTCGCCGGTGAAGAACGAGGTGACGATCCCCTTGGTGAGCGCGCCGAACGCGGACGTGAAGGACCGGCCGGCGGCGTCGCCGCTCTGCCCGCCGGCTTTCCCGGAGTCGGCGACGAGCTTGGTCTGCATGTCGCGGAGCGGCGCCTGGGCGGCCTTGCCGAGCGAGTCGCCGAACGTCTTGCCCGCGGCCTGCCCGGCCGGGTCGGCGTCGATCTTGCTGAGTTCCTTCTCGGCCTGCCGCTTGTCGACCCGCAGGATGAGGTCCATGAAGGCCCGGGCGTAGCCGTCAGCCGCCACGGCGGGCCTCCCTCCAAGGGGGTCAGGTCACGGTGGTCGCGTCGCCGGCGAGGCCGGACGCGGCGAGGAACGCGCGGATCTGCGCGGCCCGCCCGGCCGGGTCGGTCTCCCGGCCGGTGCCGGGGTCCTCCGCGCCGTCGAGCTGGTCGGCGGGGTCTTCCCAGGTGCCGACCTCGTGTTTCTTCGCGCCGGCTTTCAGCGCGGCGGTCGCCCAGGTGGCGTGGGCCAGCTCGAGCGCCTGCCGGGAGCGGGCCTCGTCAAGCCAGATGCAATACACCGCGTCGAGCCAGCCGCGGGCGCTCAGTTGGCCTTGGCGGCCTGGATCTGCTCCCGCTCGGTGTCGGTCAGCTCGCGGACCTGGACGCCGGGACGGCCCAGGTTGATCGTCCGGTGCACCGGCTCCTCCGGGGCCGGCGGTGCCGGGTCCGCCGCCGGGGCCAGGACCACGTCCACGTCGTTCGCCCAATCCGGCGGGATGATCCCCTCCGGGTCCACCGCTCCCCCGGCCGCCGGGGAACTGGCCACCCTCGCCGCTGCCGGGGCGGGTGCCGGAGGCGAGACGGGCGAGGGTGAGGCGGCCGGCGACGAGGCCGCGGTTTTCGGCGGCCCAGCCGGCAAGCGCGAGAGACTGCCCGGGGGGCGCGCGGTGATCTCCTCGATGAGGTCGGTCATGATCTGCGCGACGACCGGCGCGGGAGTCCGGTGCCGGCGGCGGTGCGCGGCGAACGCCCGGTGGGACTCCTCGCCGAGGACCAGCCGGTAGAAGCGGCCCACCGCCGCGACTGCCTCCGGGTCGAACCAGCCGTCGCCGGCGTCCACCAGCGGCGTCGCCAGGTCGATGAAGTCCTGGGCGTCGAGCTGGCCGTGGCATTCGAAGGTGACCCCGTCAAGATCAAAAGACAGCCCCTCGGTGGAGATGATCTCCTCCTCGGGGCTGGTGCCGGGGGCTGGCTTGGAGCTGTACGAACGTGGCGGCATCGCGGATGCCCCTTTCCTTCGGGTGGGTTTTAGGGTTGGGCGGGTGGACTGGCGGGAGGCGGCGCTGGCGGCGATCAGCGAGGGGGCGTGCCCGAACCACGGCGGCCCTGGCCACCAGGTATGGCTCGGTGAGCACCGCAGGCGGGCCGGGTGGTGCGGGTCGTGCCGGATCTGGTGGCGGGCCGACGCGGCGACCGGCACCGTCCACGCCCACTACGACACCGCCGACCTGGGAGAATAAGCGTGTAGTTAATCCCGTTACGCGAATCCCATGACGACGGGTCACAGGCAGGCGAGCCACTCGTACTCGGCGCGGTGCGCGCGGGAGCAGAAGTGCAGCGGCCGGCCGTCCTCGTAGTGCGACACCGCACCGAGGCTGCGGTCCCCAGAGCCGGCCGCACACCCAGCAGAAATAGACCGCCGGCACGGCCCGGTAACTGCCGCAGCGGGGTCTGGAAAATGGCTTTGAATAGCCGCGACCCGGTGGCGGGCTTTTCCATCGAGAACTGCGTCGCGATGGTCGCGTTATTGGCCCCCTTATGGCGGCCCAACGTGATCGTCCCCGTTTGGAAGCACTGCCGGTAGACCCACCTTTCGGTGTGGTCCTCGCTCTCGAAGCCGAGCATTGTCCGCACTTCGGTGCCCAGGTCGGGCGGTTCGAAGGTGACAATTCCCGTGCCCGTCGTCAACACGCCGCCGTTGAACGCCAGCTTCATGGCCGTGCTGGTGATCTGCGACATGGCGAACTGCACCGACGAGTCCCGGCCGGTGGTCACGACCTGGATGTGGTCCAGTTCCTCCGCCACGTCAACCGGCGACGTGGCCGGGTTGTAGGACAGCTCCGAGCCGTCCTCGGTGTACCCGATCGGCACCCACGAAGCCGATACCGTGGCCCACGGAGTTGTCAGGTCGGCGGGCTCGGCCGTACCCAACGGGGCGAAATACAAAAAGCCCGGCCCGAGGCCGAGAGCGGTGGCATTTCCGCGTGCCATTTACTTGTGCTCCTCGCTGCTTTCGGGGGCGGGAGCGGGCGGCGCGGGTGCCCACTCGGGGATTTCGGTCAGCTCGCCCCAGCCGAATTTCTCGACCAGCTCGGCGGGCACCCGGTCACCGGGGTTGAACGCCCGGACCGGCGCGGCGGCGGCCTCGGGGTTGGAGACGTACAGCGGCTCGCGGGCGATCGCGTAGGGCACGCCCGGCGGCATCACCGGGGCGTCCGCGAGGTCGGCGAGCCTGCCGCCCCGCACCTCCCCCGCCGCCCTGGCGTCGGGCTTGTCTGCGGGCTTGTCTGCGGGCTTGCTCGCGGGCGGCTTGGCGTCGGCGGGCGTACCGGCCTCGTCGGTCTTCTTCGCTGTGTCAGCCATCCGTGTCACCCCGAGTAGGTCTTGGCCTCGACGGTCAGGCCGGTGATCGACGAGTAGGAGATGTTGACGTTGCCGTTCAGGTCGCCGAACGGGTTCTGCGGGAACGGGCCGATCTCCCGCACCCCGGTCGCGGGCAGCGTGAACGTGAACGGCGCGATCGTCGTGCCGAGCGGGCCGCCGCCGGCGGGCGGCGTGATCGTCAGCGTCGACGCGGTCCCGGTCGTGATCAGCCGCAGGTACGTCGAGCCGCCTGCGGGGAACGTGTCTCCGGTCACTGCGGGGGTGATCGCTGCGGGCGTCACGCCCGCCCGTGACACGGACTGCACTGCATAGGCCGTGGCCAACAGGGCCTCCCTTCGAGGCGGTCAGGGCTGGTAGAGGATGAAGTCGGCGCCGGTCGTGAACTCGTAGACCTCGCCGCCCGCAGCCTGCGGCGGGACGAAGCCGGGGTCGGCGACGTTGTCGGCGACCAGGACGAGGACCCCGGTCTCGCCGCACGGCTGCGGTGAGCCGGTCAGCTCGGCCCAGGCGTTCGCCAGGGCGACCGCGGCGGTCTCGGCGACGTCGACCCGGCCGGCGAAGACGTGGGCGGTGACCCGGCAGCGGGACGGGCCGGCGTCCTCGGCGCACACCTGCCCGGTGACGCCGGGGTCGCGGTAGAGCAGGGCGTAGGCGCCGTGGGCGGGTGAGCGGATCTCGCGGCCCTCGAAGCAGCCCCGCGGGAGCGGGCGGCCTTTGCCGGTCAGGGCGGGGTGGGAGTTGATCCACGCCCGGATCGCGGCCTCGGCGGCAACAGCCACGGCGGGGTCTCCGTTCCTAGAACAGGGCCGCCCGTATCCGGGCGAGCCGTATCCGGCCGTGCTCGATCGCCTTCGGGTCGTTGTCCGCGAGGACGCAGGACAGCCCCTCGGCGGCGCACGCCTGCCCGGTCGGCCCGGTGCCGGCGAACGGGTCCAGCACGAGCCCGCCGGGCGGGGTGACGAGGCGGACCAGCCAGCGCATCAGGGTGACCGGCTTGACGCACGGCCAGCCGGTGCCGTCCGGCAGCCGGGTCCGCTCCGACCTGGGGGCTTTGGCGCAGGCTACGACGATGGGCTCATGGGCGGGCTTGAGCGCAGTCCCCCAGCCTTCCCAGCGGGCGGCGTCCTCGGTGGCCGGGGCGGTCTGCATCCCATTCGCCGTGAGCGCGTCCGGGTCGTCACGCCAAGGCCGATCCCAGCCCTCCGTATGCGAGCCGCCCCCCGGAGATGCCATGAGGACAGTCCTGCCGTCCGGTCGCATCTTCGGCCCGGAAGCTTCCCGCTCAGCTCCTGCTGCCTTGTCGATGGCCTTGGACACGTCCAGCGACTTCGGGAACCCCTGGCCGTAGACCCAGTGCAGGGCTGTCCCTGATCTCGAACCCGGCCAGCCGGATCGACAAGCCCATCAGGTCCGCGGTGCGCGGCGCGGCGAACGCGAGCAGGCAACCGCCGGGCTTGAGCACCCGGTAGCACTCATCCCACGCGGCGGGCGGCGGGACGAACCGGTCCCACCTCGTGGACATGAAACCCCGGCCGTCCGGCACGAACGAGCGGGCACCGGCCAGCCACTCGGCCAGCGCCTTGATGACGACCTTCGGTTTCAGGTCGGCCAGGCCGTAGGGCGGGTCGGTCACTACCGCGTCCACGGCGCCGGGGGGCAGCGGCAGCCGTGCCGCGTCAGCGCGGAGCAGGACGACCTCGGACATGCGTCTCCCAAATGCGCGGAATTATGCGCGGAAAGTCCGCCGTAAGTCAGGCGGAACCGCAGGCCACAGCCATCTAGCCGGCTAACGGCGGGGACGTATATGCGCGGAAAGTCCGCGTAATACGCGCGGAACTAGCCGAGGTGGCCGGTGAGCTGACCCGCCTGCAAGTGGCCGTGGTAGTAGCCGGGGGTGCCGGGTTCCCCGGCGGCGATCGACGGGGACACGGTCAGCGACGGCGGGTCGCGCGGGTCTCCGTCGCGGTGCCAGTGCCCGCCGCTGGTCGACGGCGCGTCGACCATCCAGTCAACCGGTTCCCCGGCCGGGCGGCTGTCCCGCCAGGTGTAGCGGCGCAGCCCGAGCTCCACCCGGCCGGCCCGCTCGAGCCAGAAGCACGGCCAGCCCACTAAGCCGGTTTCCTGTCCGTGGCAGCCCTGCGGGCACGGCCGGAAGTTGGACGCCTGGTGCTCGCACTCGTACCGCAGCGGCTCGACATCGCCGCGGAACGTGGTGCGGCGGTCGGCATCGGCCGCGTACTCGTGCACCACGTACGGGTTGCGGCCGGGCTCAGTGCTCCTGCCCGGCGAGCGGGCACTTGTCCTTGTCGGACTTGGCCAGGTTGCAGGACCCGCACAGGGCCTGGAAGTCCGGCGGGTAGCCATTGCGCTTGAGCCAGGCGTAGAAGTCGCGGGAGCCCCGGCCGATTGAGCGTCGGTGGGCATTGCCGCCTCCGTTGATGTGGTCGATGGTGAGCAGCTGAGCATGGATGACGTGGCACCCCGGGCAGGCGCACCGGCCGCCGTATGCGGCGATGGCCTCCGCCCTCAGCTGCTCCCGCTTGGCGTTGCGCTGATCGCGCAGCTCCTGGCGGTGGGCCTCGAAATACCGGCCAGCGGCGGCCTTGCGCTGCTTGCTCCACGCCTTCGGGTCGGCGGCCTTCCGGGCGGCCTTGGCGGTAGCGTCCGCGCCGGGGTTCGCGCGGCGCCAGCCTGCCGCGCGCTGGCGGTTCCGGACAGCGCAGACCCAGTACCGCTTGCTGCGCGTGATCTCTACCCGGGCGCCGCACCCGCTGCACCAGGCCGTCGCGGCTTCCTCATCGACCTCACTGAGCCGGTGGTCCCTCGCTGCCGGGGTGGACCCGGTGTCCGCTGAAATCGGTGTCCACGTCCTCCCAGGTAGCAACCTCATGCACAGTGTACGGGTTACTACCTGGCTTGTGCACAGGCGCGAACGGCCGGGTGGTCCGCTCGGTCACGTGCTCACCGCTGGCGTCTACCCAGTCGCCGTGGTCGACGAGGGTGAAGTCTTCCATCCGCTCGTGCACGTCGACCAGGCCGAGCGTGTCGAACAGCCAGCGGACCCAGGTCGCGCAGTCGAATGTCGCCGGGGGCACCGGGAAGTAGTGGTGCACGGTCAGCGCCGCGCCGAGGGCGGCGGCGAGATCCCCGGCCGCCGCGGTGACCGGGCCGGGAAGCTCGCCGCCGTGCTCGGCCAGCGCGGTGAGCAACTGCCGGGCGAGACGCTCCAGGTCATACGGGGCGTAGCTGTCGGGGCCGTGCCGGACGACTGTCAGGGTCAGGCCGCGGGATTCCCCCGTGTGCCGGCCGGGCTTGTCGCGCTGCAGGTCGTCCTCCAGCGTGACCTGCCAGCCGAGGTGCCGCCGGTACTGCAGCCTGGCGACGGCGCCGGCTAGGGCCTCCGGGTACGGGGCCACCTGCCGCATCATGGGCTCAGCGGGCATCGCGCAGCCCTCCCCCCTCTTTTAGTTGATTCGGATCGTGACGCCGTTCAGGGACCGGGCGGCGGGTTTGATGAACGGCCGCGCCCTGGTGCCGGGGTGGTGCACGACCCGGCCGAACGTGTCCCCCGTCGCCGCGTTGTGCAGCGGCCACGGCCCGCGGGACGCGATGATGTGCGGGGGGGTGCCGAACTCGATCATGCCGCCGAGGAGCTGCGGGCGGGACCACGGCGGGCCCACCGTGTCGGTCGGGCCGATGATGTAGTTGCCGTCCGGCTGGCGGAACGCGCGGATGGAGTTGCGGAGCGTCCCGGACCGGCGGGCGACCTGCCGCGGGTGGCCCGGCTTCGGGCCGCGCTCGGGGCCGGTGTAGACGGGGCAGCGGGCCTTCATCTCCAGCACCGCCGCGTCGGCGAGCCTGCGCATCGCGCGGCCGACCGGCCCGGACGGGCTGGTGGTGTCCAGCTTGATCGCGGCCTCATCCCAGTAGACGTTCACCTGCGCCATGCGGCACCTCCTCTGCTCGGGTCGAGGGCGCGGCTGACGTGTCCGCGCCTGGTGCGCCCTCCCCGACCCACCAGGACAGGTAGGCGTCCGCCTCGGCCGTCGAGCACCCGGCCGCCCTGGCGATCGCGGCCAGGGGCTCCCCCGCGAGGTACGCGGCGCGGATGACGGCGTGCTGCCCGCGGGTCAAATGAACCGGCCGTCGACGCCGCCCCAGAACCCCGGGCCCATCACCGGGGTGAAGTCCCCCGGATCCCGGTCCGCGTACGGCGGCGGGTCCGGCGCCGACCAGAACGGCACCGACTCCGACACGCCCTCCCCCTGGATCTGCAGCCGCCGCAGAAGCTGGGTCAGCTCATACTGGGCCCGCTGGTCGAGCGACTGGTAGACGTGGATGTCCGCGTCGCGGTTCGGGTCCATCAGCTCGATGTCAGCCGCCGCCCGCCACGCCGCCGCGTTCCGCGCCGCGTCGAGCAGCTCCTGGTCGTGGTAGCCGTCGAGCTGCCCGGTCTGCGACAGCACGTTCCGCACCGCGGCGTCGATGACCGCCTGGGCCTGCCCCGCGTCCGGGGTGGTGTTGGCCGTGAACGTGCCCAGCAGCTTGTCGGAGCCGGGCGTGGTCATGTCACGGGTGCGGGTCAGGACCAGCCGGCCCACGTCGTCGAGCGCCGGTGCCCAGGGTTCCGCCACGATGCCCTCCGTCTAGTCATGCAGGTGAGCCCCGCGCCTGCCGGGGGGACGCCAGGCGGGGGCTCGGCCTGCTACTGGCCCGCGAGGACCCCGCCGTGCTTCTCCACGAGCTGGTCGCGGGTCATCGCCTCGGCCTCGGTCCGGTCCTGGCCCTGCTTGACGGCGTAGTCTACCCACACCGGCTTCGGCGCGTTCGGCTTCGGCCCCTGGCGGGCGCGGGACTCCTCCGCCACCCTGGCCTGCGCGGCGTGCTCTTCGCGCAGCCCCTCGTCGCCGATCACGACCGGTGACCCGGACGGCTCGACGAGCGTCGGGCGGCCCGCCGGGACGCCGCCGGGCATCTGCTGCCCGGACGGCACGGCCGGGTCGGTGTCCAGCGCCGCCTCACGGGTCGCGGTGGTCTCGCCCCGGAGCCGGGCCTGCTCGGCCAGCTCGTCCGGGGTGTAGACGACCTCCACGGCCCGCAGCGCGCCGCCGATGCGGAGCAGCGACCGTTCCGCGAGTTCCTCCGCGGTGCCCGCCTCGGGCAGCAGCTCACCGCGGGCGAACCCCTGCGTCTCGCCGCCTACGGTGACGTTGGCGTTGGCCCACACCACCTGGTCCATCGTCGGCATGGTTCTTGTCTCCTCCTGGCCCGCTCCGGGCCGGTCACGGGTTTTCGGTCGGGGGGCCTGGGGTCAGCCGGTGTTGCCGGTGATGGCGACGATGGCCTGCGGCTCCTGGACGATCGGCACGACCGGCCTGCGCCCGCGAACCAGCCACTGGTCGTTGGCCGCCGGGTCGCGCCTGGTCCAGGACTCGACGCCGTTGGCGGGATCCCCGGAGTACTCCGGGCTCTCCAATCGCTCGTACGCGAGCCCGCCGAGCATGGTGCTGTCGAGGATGAACGCCTTGTAGGTCGACAGGGCCGGGATGTTGTTGGTGGCCAGCAGCCGCAGCCCGCCGATCATCGGCACGTCACCGCGGGCGGTGACGGTGGCGTTGCCGCCGCCGGCCTCGCGGGCCAGCCCGGCGATGATGTTCTTGTCGGCCATGATCCGGGCGATGCCGATGTCGGTGCTGATGACGGTATCGGCGGAGTAGCCCTGGTCGTAGCTGGCGATCTTCGCCTTCCCGGTGAGCAGGTCCAGGAGAATGTTCTCCGAATTGTCGGTCGCGGTCCACCCGGTTCCGGTCGCGGCGATCTGGTTACCGGCCGGGACTGCCGCGCCGATAAGGGTCATGCACGTCGTGTCGACCTGCTTCACGAGGTAATTCGTGATTTTCAGCAGCGCGATATCAATAGCGCGCCTCCCGTACCGGTGAATATGCTCATCGGTAATGGGAACGTCCTGGCCCCATTTCGTGACCCCGGCCAAAGCCGCAGGTCCGGGGGCCGCCGGGGAGCGCGGGTATTCCGCGCCCGCATTTACGGCCTCGGGCGGCTTAGCCGTGTAAATGGATTCGGTCTGCTCATAGAGCAGAGCCCCGCCGGACGTTTCGTAACGCCCGGTGAGAATGGAATCCGCCAGGAACCGGGCCTCCGCAATGGTGCGGAGACGCCGCTGGACAAGGGCCGGCGAATTGAGAAACCGGCTGATCGTCAGAATGTCGCCGCTGAGGGTCGGCGGCGCCGGGGGATAGATGTGGGGCACTACTCCTCCTTGGTGTGATGTGCCTGGCCGACCCCCGGCGCGGTGGGGGCACGAAACAAACCCGCAGGCCCCCGTTGGGCTCTGCGGGTACGGCTCGGGCTCGGGTTAGCGCTGCATCCAGCGGACGGTTCCGCCGTCTACGGCCGTGGTCAGCGCGACACCGATGATGGCGCGGCTGGTGATCATGTCGGCCTGGCCGGGATCGGCCGGGACTATTGGGGCACCGGTGACCTGGCAGCCGGTGCGGCCGGAGGCCACGAGCTGGTCCCCGGCGAGGATCGCCCCGTCTGCGGGGCCGTCGAACACCGGGCTCGCCGCGGTCAGCGTGACCGCGTACCCGGCGGCGGCGTCCTTGTTGGCGACGCCGATGTATTTCAGTGACCCGGCGGCGGCTTTCTGGCAGGTCCCGGACCCGGCGACCTCGAGCGGGTCACCGCCGGTGATGTTGTCGGCGGCCTGGAGGGTGATGGTCAGGCCGGGCAGGAAAACCGGTGAGTAGTCCGGCACCGGCCGCTCCTAGCCCCTAGTGGTTTTCCAGCGGACCAGCCCGCCGGCGGACGGTGAGGCGCGGACAGCGACGCCGATGTCCAGCCCGGCGGCGGAGGTCCCGGCGACTTGCCCGGCGGCTGCGGCCGAGACCAGCTCGCCGGCTGAGACCCCGGTCGTGTTGCCCGCCGGGGACTGCGCGCCGCCCGACGTGGGCGGCGCGGTCAGCGTCAGCGGCGTGCCGATCGCGGTCGGCGCCCCCGCGCCCTGCTGCCGGGTCAGCGTGTTCCCGCCCGGCTGGGACACGTAGGCGAACCATCCGGTTGCGCCAGCCTGCGCGCCCGGGCTCGGGACGGTGATCGTGGACGTGCCGCCCCCGGCCGCGGTGACCGTGCCCTGCGCCGACGCGACGGTCTCACCCGAGGCGTTCACGTAGGTCACGGTGACCTTGTAGACCCCGTCGGCCACCGTGCCGCCTGCGGGCGACGTGGTGGGCACAGGCGCGGCCGGGGCCGGGAGCTGCGCCCCGGTCGTCGTCTCGTGGACCACGCCCGCCCCCATCAGCACCGACACCGGGGCTCCCGGCGCGGCGTCGTGGGCGGCGACCCCCGCGAATGCGGCGGTCGGCCCGGACGCCGGCGAGACCGTATCGGCGGCGGTGAACGCGAGCACCTGCCCGCCGGTGATGGCCGCCCCCGCGGTGAAGGGGGCGACCAGCGGCTGGCCGTAGACCGGCGTGTAGTCGGTCACCGGCTCAGCCCCTGGTGGTCTTCCAGCGGAGCACCCCGCCGGCGCCGCCCACCGCGCGGACCGCGATGCCGAGCTCCGACCCGGCCGCGGCCCCGCCGGCGATCTGCCCGGCGGCGGCGGAGGCGATCAGCGCCCCGGCCGCCACCGCGACGGCCGTGGTCTGCGTCTCGTGGACGATCCCGGACCCGGCCAGCACCGTGACCGGGGCACCCGAGGCGGCGTCGTGGGCGGCGACCCCGGCGAACGCGGACGAGGCCCCGGCTGCGGGGATCACCGTGTCAGCGGCCGAGTAGACGAGCACCTGCCCGCCGGTAATGGCCGCGCCCGCGGTGGCCTGGAGATGCTGGGGCCGGCCGTAAAGGACTGCGTAGTCGGCCATCAGGCCGCCTCCCTCTCATGAAGAAACCCGCCCGGCCTCCCTGGCCTGCGGGTTTGATCCCTGCGCGTGTCGTGCGGTCAGCCGACCAGCGACTTCCGCCGCAGCAGATGGCCACCGCCCTGGACGGGGTCAGCCATCGCTGTCCTCCCAGAGGTCGGCTGTGACCGTTGGCGATGACCCTCCCGTGAGCGCGACCAGGTTGAAGCGCAGGAACCGCGTCAGCGTCCCGAAACTCAGGTCGCCCTGCCAGATGGGCTGGTTGCCTGTCATCCCAGGCCAGTCCAGCTGCACGAGAGGAATCCAGTTGGTCCCGTCGAAGGAACCTTCGATGTTGTACTTGGCTTCGGTCGGGTTGCCGGTGAAGGTCACCTGGTAGGAGACCTTCCGGATGAACCGCCGGTAGTCGTACTGGGGACCCGGCCCGGGGCTGCTGGCTGCGTTCAGGAAGCGGACCGGGTAGAACGAGTAGGCCATCTACCCGACCAGCGACTTCCACCGCAGCACGGCCGTGGTGAGGGCGGTTCTCACGGCGACTCCGATCGCGACGGCACCGTAGCCGGTGCCCACGGTGCCGGTCACCCCGCCGGCCGCGCCTGCGTAGACCAGGCCGGCAGCGGTGATCGTGGAGCCGCTGTTGTTGGCTGTCTCGTGGACAACCCCGGAGCCCATCAGGACCGTGACCGGGGCGCCGCTGGCGGCGTCGTGCGCGGCGATGCCCGCGTAGTTTGTCGGATTCGCTCCACTGGGTACCACCGTGTCCGCAGCGGAGTAGGACAGGAGCTGCCCGCCGGTGATGGCGGCCCCGGCCACCAGCGTCGTCTGCTGGGGCCGGCCGTACACCGGGGCGTAGTCGCTCATCGGCGGCCGTCCCTACCAGCGGCCTGCCGGTCGCCCAGCTCGCCGAACTGCGGGACGCCGGGCGCGCCGGCGACGCCGCCCTTGAGGTCGTCCGGGTAGAGCGCCTCGTACGCCTGGGCGCCCTCGAACTCGCCCAGCTCGGCGTCGAACCCCGGCCGCCCGTCCGGGCCGACACCGACCGGGACCAGCCCGGCGGCGAGCGCCTCGACGTGGCGGCGGGTGCCGTCCGGGTCGCGGTCCCACATCGCCTTGTAGTGGTCGAGCCGCGACTGGGGGAACTTCCCGTTGGTCATGGCGCCGGCCAGGACCGTGTCCCGCTCCGCGACCCGCATCCGGGCCAGGGCGTGGTCACCCGCGGCGGCGCGTGCCTGCCAGTCGCGGATCACCTCGCCGTCCACCAGGTAGGTGCCGGGGCTGATGACCGGCAGGTCGCCGGGCTGCTGCCCCTCACCGCCGGCCGCCGCCGACACCTTCGGGCCGGCGAACACGGTGGCGATGTCCGCCGCGGTGACCGGCTCCCCTTCCCTCTTGCCGAGCCGCTGGCGGATCGCGGCCATCTGGTCGTCAGTGAACTCCACGTCGGAGCCTCCTTGGTTGCTGGCCGCCGCTTGCGGCGCTGCTGATACGGGGTCGTGGACATGCCGGTGCACCGCGTCCTTGGCGTGGCGGTGCTTGTGGTCGTGGGTCTGGTCGTCGCCCTGCGCGCCGTACGCGGCGTGCGGGTGGGAGTGCTCGCCGTCGTAGGCGTCGTGGGACTCGGCGGGAGCATCGCCGGCGGCAGCGGCGCTGGTGTGGGCGTGGTCGTGGGTGGCGTCGCCGTCGTGGGTGTGCTCGTGGGCGTGCATGCCGGGCGGGCAGCCCTTGGTGGTCATCCCGCCCGCCGCCGCCGCGGCGTCCTCGCCGTAGGCGGTGTGCGGGTGGGAATGCTTCCCGGTGAACGCGCCGTGCGGCCCGGCCGGGCTATCCGACGAGGACGGGTCGGCCGGGTTCTCGCTGGAGGGCCGGCCGGGATCCTCGCTGGACGGCGCGGCCGGCTTCTTGGCCGCCTCCACCGTCGCCCAGTCGTCGGCTTCGGCGCCGGCGGCGTTGAACTCGGGCGGGTCCTGCCCGGCCTCCCGCAGGTGCGCGGCCAGGTGGTTGTACGCGGTCCGCTTCGAACTGGCCGACACGCCGGCCAGGCCGCCCCTGGCGCCGTTGAGCGCGGCGATCGCCGCCGAGCAGCCCGCCGGGTTCGCCGCGCCGACCTGCCCGCCGGACACGTCGTGGTGCGGCAGCGAGCTGTCCGTCTTGGAATCGCCGGGCAGCGCGAACATGGCCCGGATCGCCCCGGCGGCGGGGTCGTCGCCCAGGGCGCGGACGGCGGCCCCGCCGTCCCACGCGGCGATGACGGACCGGGATTCCTCCGCGGACGCCCAGACGGCGACCGGGCCGTGGCCGCGCCCGGCGGCCACGTCGGCGTAGGAGGCCAGCGGGGCGGCCTGCCCGAACTGGACCGCCGCCCCGCTGATGCTGAACGGGACCCGGAACAGCTTCCCGGATTCCTCATCAGCGACGATCAGCTGGGTCGGGTCCATTTGCATCTCGGTGATCCAGTGGGACTGCGGTACGCCCGCGGCGTAGTAGGCGCGGCGCACGTCCTCCTCGCTGATGGGCACGGCTGACTCCTCTTCGGTGTCGGTGGGATCGGTGCGCCACGACTCCCCGGCCGAGGCGGTAGTGGGCGCGGGCGCGGGCACGCCGTACAAGGCGGCGATGTCGCCGAGCTCGCCGAGGACCCCGACGCCGGGCGGGGTCACGCCGAGCAGCGCGACCGCGGTCACGACGAAGGGGTGGTGGTGGCCGATCTGGCACCGGAACCGGTACTTTCCCTCGACCGAGCGGCGCGGGTAGGCCGAGGGGGCGATCGCGCCGAGCCAGCCGGGCATCCCGGCCAGGTCACCGCGCAGCTTCGCCCCGTCGATCCGCATGTTGGCGACCCGCCCGATAGTCGGCTCGCCGTCCTGGTCCGGGCCGGGCGCGAACCGCTTATCCAGGTGGCCGATCTTGATGACCGGCGGGCCCACCGCCGGGCAGCTCATCGCCTCGACCGCCGAGGTCAGGTCACCGGCGGTGAACGTCTGCCGCCCGGTGGACAAGGACCAGGTCCCGGCGGCGAGCAGGTCAACGCCGGGGATGGTCACCAGGGCCGGGAGATGCTCCTGCCCGGCGGCGGCCTGGGCGCGTTCGGGGTAGTAGCCGATCCCGCCGGGGTGCTGCGGTTGCAGCGACGGCGGGGCGCCCGGCCCGGACGGGCGCAGCCCGAACCCGGACTCCGGGTAGGTGCCCGCCGGGATCTTGTCCAGGCTGTCGGCGACGGCCTTCAGCTCCGACCCGAACCCGAGCTTGGCCCGCCGGGCCGACTTCACCGCGGCGTCCATGTGGACTTTCGCGGCGCCGATCTGCCGCTGCCCGACCATCCGGGCGACGTTCCGCAGCGCGGTCACGGTGGCGGCTGAATCGGCACCGCCGCCGCGGGCGTCGGCTTCGATTTCCCCGGCGAGGTTCTCGATGGAGCGGATGTGCGCGAACGACCCCGGCGTGTCAGCGCCGGGGGGCTGCTCGGGGATGACTTCCAGCGCGGTCCGGTCGGGGTGCACGACCGGGTACATATGCTCGTTCTCGTTGTCCGGGCTGGTCAGGTCCATCTTGAGTAGCTGCGGGTCCCCCGGTGCCTTGCCGACACGGTCGACCCGCATGACCCGGCCGCCGATGGCGATGTGGTCGCCCTTGCGGACCTTGCCGGCCTCGCGGATCTCGCCGCCGCGGTCGCCGCCGCCGAGCCCGCCCTGGCCGGTCCACCGGCCGTGCCAGTCGCGGGCCTGGCCGGGGCTGAACGCCACCACCTCACCGGAGGCGGCGAAGCTGCCGGAGCTGATCATCCGGCTGGCTTCGGCGACATAGTGGGCGGCGGCCTGCGCGGCCTGCTCGCTGCTGGCGCCCGCCCCGGCGAACAGGCGGGTGAGCATGGCGGCAGCCTGGGCCTGCTGTTCCGGGGTCGGGGCGGCCATCAGACCTTCTTGATCGCGTCGAGGGCCTCCTGGAGGAACAAGGGGCCGGTGGCGGACATGGCAGCGAACATGGGGTTGTCCAGGTTGCCGGTCTTGACCCCGATGAACGTCAGCAGCGCGACCGCGGCCAGCCCGAGGATGTGGTGGATCAGCTTGCGGATCGACTTCTGCTTGTCAGCGACCTTCTGCTCGTCCGCGATCGTGGCCTTGTGGAACCTGGCCAGCTCGGCCTGGCTCCGCACCAGCTCAGCCTTGACCTCGGCGAGCTGCCGGTGCTGCTCGGTGGTGAGCCGCTCGGCGGCCTGGGCGACCTGCTCGCTGATGATCTGGGCGAGCTGGCCGGCGGCATCGGCGGCGGCGGGCGCGACCGCCACAGCGGTGTCAGCCGGCGTCTCCGGGCTGGGGACGCCGGGGACGTGGGCGAACCGGCCGTGCTCGTCGCGGACGTACTCGCGGGCGGCCACGTAGGCGGAGCCGAACAGCTCCAGCCCGTCCCACGCCGGCCCGGCCAGGGTCAGCCCGGCCGCGTGCTTGTCCAGCTCGGCGTGCTGCGCGGTCCACATCCCGGTCGCCGCGTGGTGGGCCAGCGCGCAGTACCCCTTCGGGTCAGCCAGGTACTTGCCCAGGTGGTCGACGCACCGCTGCCAGTCGCCGCCCTCACCCCACCGGATTTTCTGGGCGCCCTCGCCGTGGACCCAGTACTCGTGGAGCGCCTCGGCGTTCCCCCGGTTCCCCGGCCCGTTGTCGCCCTTGGCTGCGGCGGGCGTGACATCGGGTGAGTCGGCGGTGCCGCCGCCGGGTGCGGAGTCCACCCCGGAAATGTCGAGGTGCAGCGCGATGTCCTGCGCTTCTTCCTTGGTGGCGTGGCAGGCGAGCAGGTGCCCGTCGCCGGTCATCGAGGCGTGCGGCAGGTGCGCCGGGCACGCCGGGTGGTGCTCGACGACGCCGGGGAACCGGGCGGCAGCGTAAGCCTCCTCCTCCCGGCGGACGCGAGTGACCTTGTGCCGCCCGCCCCGCCGGTCCACCACCTCGCGCGTGGCGTGGTCGTACCGGCCGCGCACGTCGTTCCCGGCCGTGGTGTGGCCCCGGACCTGGTGGCCGTGGAGCCGGGCCGCCGGGGCGCCAGGGCCACCGCCAGCGCCGGTCCACCGGCCGTGCTCGTCGCGGGCCTCGTCCTCGTCGAAGCCGAACAGCGCCGCAACCTCGCCGGACGCGGCGAGCGCTTCCAGGTCGGTGAACGCCGGGGAGTTGCCGGGCATCAGCAGCGTGCACTCCCCCGCCCACGCGGCGGACGGATCGGCCGCTGCGGCGCAGCCGGGCTTGACCTGCCGCCACTGGTAGCCGCCCCCGCCGGGCTTGGAGATGAACTCGTAGGTCTTGGCGTTCTTGCCGGTGCCGACCTGGTAGTTGTTCCACCCGAGGTACTTGACGGGGGTGGTCTTGTTGCCGGTGACGTGCTGGGCGACGGACCGGAGCCGGGACGGCCGGGCCTGGGCCGGCGCGGTGGTGGACTGCCCGCTCGTGCTGGGCTTGCGGGTCGTGGTCTTGCTGGCCCCGCCGCCGCCGGTGCTGGGCTTGGTCGTGCCGGTCTTGCCTGCGCCGCCGGTGCTGGGCTTGTGGCTGGTGCTCGTCTTGTGACCGGTGCCCGCCGGCCCGCCCTGGTGGGCCTGGTTCTTCAGCCGCAGCGCGGCGGTCGTCTTCGGGCCGACCAAGCCGTCGACCTTGAGGCCGTGCGCCTTCTGGTACCCCTTGACTGCGGCGAGGGTTTTCAGGCCGAAGATCCCGTCGACCTTCAGCGGCGGCTCGGCGCCCAGCGCGTTGAGGCGGCGTTGCAGGTCCC